ATCCTCTGCCGCCATACCACCTACTTCTGGGCGATTCTTGAAAAATTCATCTTCTCCCTCAAATGGCTTTCTGATTTGATAACCATAAACAGATTGAGGTTCAACTGAAATCATGCTTTTCTTTTGGAAAGCATCGCTAAGTAGTGGTAATTTAGGCATAAGATCATTTTATTGATTTGCTTCCGCTACATTTCCATTTTTTGCGCGACAAGTTGTTTGGGCTATTTGGATCATTTTGCTTAGCTTCTGGCAAGCCTTTTTTAATCCCGTAGCTTCTAGCACAATAACTTGATCCCTTGGCTGTGCCGGGACGAATCCTGTCACCGCCATCAGCGGCTTTACCAGCTTGCCCATACTTGACGGTCTTCTTGCGTCCAGTGTCAGGGTTGGTAACCACCTTCTTAAACCGCTTTTCCATTACTTTTTCTTAGCTGTCTTTGCAGCTTGTTTGAAGTCCTTGGCCGTCGGCGCATTCTTGCTTCCAACCTTATTCATCTTTTCGCCGCTGCCAGCTTTGATGCGAGCCTTCTTGGCATTGATATTCGCGTAAAGTCCTTGTTTCATGTGGTTATTGTTGCATTCCTTGGGTTGTCACGCCGCCCATTTGAGCTGGTGCAGTTCCAACGCGACCGATTTCAGCATTCTGCATCTGTTGCATCTGGAATTGATATTGCTCCATATACTTCTGGAGGCGACCACCAAATGCCTCGTCAGACTGAGCGCGTTGCATGATATCTGGTTGTTGGACGTAAGCCTGAACCATCTGCATTGCGATCTGTGCGCCGTTTGGTTGTGCCGGAACCTCAATACCAGCAAAGATCTTAGCGAGGTCGTCAGTGACGTTCTTAGCGACTTTTTGCTGGGCTTCCTCGACTGGTTGCAGCACGTAGTCAGCAAAGATCGGGTTGATGCTCGATGCGGTAAACTCAAGAAGCTTGTTCACATCAAGGATTCCATTGCGATCAAGCTGGACGAGTGACACCATATTCTTGAGCTGAGTCTCGGAAGTCTCTGGATCAGTGGACAATGAATCGAACGACACGGTGATCGAGAAGTTCTCATCAGGACTTCCCTTCTGCATCACTTGTGGATTTGGGTTTCCAGTTACTTGGAAAAACACCTCATCTGGTCCCATGCGCTGATATAGCTTCCAAGCCATGCTCAGAACATCACGGACATGATCGAGGAACTTTCCAACGTAGAATTGCTGCCTAGCCGCAGTAAGTGGATTGGTAAGATCAAGACCGACAGCACGGTCAGCTTGCGCCCGCATTGAGATTTCAGACTCAATGGAACCTTGATCCATTGGTGGAACTGGTCCCCACGCGATTTCTCCAAGACGGCGATACGGAACCCTACGTCCCGGTCCCCAGTCGGATGGTGGGCGACCAGCGGGGTGCATGAGTGGTGGCAATGTAGCCAACGAGGCACGGTCGATCCGGCTGTCACGCTCGGTCTTAATTTGCATCTGCGCCCCACGAAGAACGTCAGAGAACGTTTGGACTTCATACATCCGCTTCTGGTCATTAGCTAGGCGAGTCACAACGAATGGGTAGTCGTCATAGCCATTAAGCAACTCATGCTTTGCGTATCCATCTGCCTGAGGGTGGAACACGGTGCAGTAAATGCCTTCGGAACCGTCTTCCTCGTCAATCAAACGCTGATAACCATAAACAACCATTACAAGATCGTTGTCATCAGTAATTGGGAGGCGTGTAACGGTTTTCACCTTCTCTCCATCGAGATACATTGAATCTTTTCCGCGAAGATTTGAGATCGCATGGTCAACCCATTTACGGTCCCAGCCTTCACTGGTTACTTTTTTCTCAAGTTCCTGTGCGGTCAAGAACGTTCGCCAGAAGATGTATGGCGCACGTTGGGGATCGGAAACATAAGGAGGGAAAATCACTTCACCATCAGGGGAGCATGAGTAAACGATAGGACAGTCAACAGTTTGTCGTGGCAGCGGAATCTCAGCCATTCCCGTTTTCCGCATGTCTCTGATCGCCTTTTTGGAGCGTTTGCTTGACAAGTCTGGAAACGCTTGCTGGATCAAGCCGATCAGCATTTCGTCGTCATTTCCATCAATAATAAGGTTCGCTAGATCAGGGGATTCTTGGGCAATTTGGTCGATGGTGACTTGTTGCAGATATGTTCTTTTTTCTCGCTTCCATCCAACATAGGATACCATAATCCCCTTCTCTAGCAAATAGTTCGCCCCCAACTCCATTTGATTCTTGAAGTCTGGGATGTAGGTTGAACGCATCCATTTAAGGAATGAGGACACCATCGAAGCTCTAGGCATAGAAGCCATAGAGGTCGGAAAAGCTTTGATGTGACTGCGCTGCAATGCTTGATCAAATAGTGCGACATACATATCAATGCGCTCGCCAACAACATTGACTTCTTGATCTGAAGCTCCTTGCCACGGAAAAGCGTTTGCACCATTCTTCCGCAAGTCATCGGATTTACCATCCCAGATATTACGTCGATCATTATAAGAGCGAAGGCATGACTCAAAATAGTAGTCCAAATCAATCAAGCACGTATCATATGCGTCAGTCAACGCACCAACATCTGGCTCTTTATCAGCGTAGATAAGAGTTTCATCTTCAATTTCTTGTGATTCAATCATGATACGTATTCGTAATAGTCTTCAGGCTCGGCAGATACTAGGCATAATTTGATGCGCTTGCCAACAAGTTTATTTGACATGCGGCTTGGACACTTGACCGGAACAGCTAGTCCATCCATCCTCACAATAATCCAATTTGGATTATTACACACGCGCATTGCCAAGAAGGTATCTTCAATTTGCTCTCCAGCAACGTCGTAAACATTGCTTGGAAAGTCATCAATGACAATAGATTTCTTGGCTGGCCGTCCTCGCTTAGTCGCTTTTTTTGCTACTTTTTTCATAATCAATATCCACCAGACCCGTGAGTTGTAACAAATGACTGACTTTTGTCAACGTGATCTATTCCTGCGATTGCAGCATATCGACAAACATCAATAGGATCTTTCCAAGCTTCCTTGAGTCCGCCCTCGCCAGTATATTCAGACAGTGCTTGAATGATGTTCTCGCAGTCAGAACTTACATAAAATCTTGGACGATTCACCGAGTCTAATGGCTTGCTTGTATCCCACGACATCTTGCCTATAAGTGCTTGCAATCCATCATCAATATCAAGTCCGGGAGCTGGAATACAAACTAGTCCAGATTCGTTAAGATCCTCGATAATTGAGGAAGAACCGTCTTGTGCTTGGTATTTTGCGGCTCCAAGGCGAGGATCGATAAGACGTTCAAAGATATCTTCTTCACCTTCCATCTCTTGAATTGCGTCGATGTAATCACGAATACCGAACCCTTGTCCTTTAGATCCCGGCCCCGGCATCCACTTTCCGCCCTTCCATTCCGCCCAGTCGCCAACGTCAACTCCCGGCCACTCGCGATAAACCCAGAAAGTTCCAGTCTCATCAACTGCGATCCAACACATGAACCAATTCTTAGCCCCAGCAGGGTCAATAATGTGATAACGCGTGATGTTCGTAGTTGGAATTGAGTCAGGTGAAATTACATTTACAACCTTGTTAAACTTGGGGAACTTAGTTGCAGCTGCCTTTGTTGGTATCCCGTAAGCTCTGATTAAAATCTCTTCTCTTGTCTTCCCTAGTAGTGTTTGTTTTATCCGATCATAACCACCAAAGGGGTTGTCTTGAGAGTGAAAGTAGTGAATAGTGCCTTTAATATTCTTGCATTCAAGAATCGTTGGGACAATTTCGTCGTTTAACAACTCCGCCTTCCTGCTCTCAAGAACCTTGGCTCCATCAAGGTATTGCTTTATTAGTTCAGTATATCCAAAAATTGGAGTGAACGTAAGCATCATCTTGCTGTTTCTGGTGGCTAATCGAAATCTTAACGTGTCAACTAATTCAGGGCCACCAAGCATTTCGTCGCACCAAGTCCCAATATTCAGCCATGTTGCTTCTTTAGATCCAAGCTCGGCTCCTTCTAGAATGGTTTGATTGTTTGCGAAGGCAGCATATGTTTTGAACGAAATTCGTGATCCATTTGGTAAAATCAAAGAATTGTCAGTCCATCCATTCTTTCGTGAATAAGAAAGATATGTGTTTTGACTGGTTTGCTTACTCTTGAATTCCGCAGGCATCCAGTCATAAACCGCCGCTTGCTGTTGTCGAATTGAAACTTCTGCATTCTGAGCAAAACAGAAAATATCCGAGTTTGGATTCTCAATGGCAGCTTTAACTACAAA